ATCACCTCATCGGGGAGTCCGACTAGGCGAGCTTTACGGGCAGGGAGCGCACTGTGGTTGCCAATCATATAGTCAACCTTCGGGAACGCCTTGTGGAGCTTCTGAACCTGCTTGTATGCCTTCTTAAACTCCTCTGCTGGGGATGGCATTGACGGACACTTCTCATGGAACGAGATGCTGTTCCAATCTACGAGATCACCGATGTGGACGACACGACCGCAGCCGTGCTTCTTGTGAATCTTCTTGAGGAAGGGGATATAGCCGTCTAGCATTGCTGGGCAGTGAGTATCTCCGATAACTAATACTGGTTTGTTTTTTCTCATATTATTTTTTCTTTTTGTGGTTGTTGGTGTATCGCTTGTGTTAGGTGTAGAGTCCTCGGATTGATTCCAAGATGATTTGCATAGCTGACTTGTGACTCCGCAGGACGGATTCGTGACTGGTAATTGCTTCGGCAAGTATGTCTATGTTGCCTTGGGCATCTCTCAGTGAGTTATCTAATAGCCAGATGGATGCTGATGATATTAGGATGTAGGTGATTAGTATTGTGTTTCTCATGGTTGGTTCTGGTTTATGTTGCGTCGCTTGATTGCAATGAAGGAAAGGGCTAGTAGACCCGCTATTAACGAGAAGGTTTCTGGCTCTGGTATGATGTGCGCCGACACCACCCTTAGCCTCAGCTTCCCGCTCTTGATATACTTAATGACCCCCACGTTGTATTCCTGCATGTTACTGTGGCGAGCCGTTGCCACGATTGTCTTGATGTCGCTTTTCTCGATGTTGTAGAGGTCTGCGAGCGGTAGCATGTTTGGGTAGATGACCTTGACGTCAAATGACCAATCCATGGTAGATAAGCTTTGCATCTCAACGCGATCACCGAAACCCTTCATGCGGAAGAAGTTGCCGTCACTGAAGCGAACCATTGAAGATCCGCCGTTGAAGGCTACGTCTGGAGTGTTAGCTAAGACGCCCGAATTAACGTTGAAGACAGAGGCAGATGCCACGCTTGAGAAGGCAACCAGTGCCAGTAGTGTTAGTTTATTCATCATGTGGTTTTTAGTAATTAAGTGTCGCTCCGTCTGCAAGCAGTGAGGCAAGTTCTACGTGAGTTGTTAGGTGCGAGCGGTCATCACTCGTCCTCCAGTGATATAGAAACTCGTCGCCTGCGCAACTTCCTGGTGGCGTCGTTAGCTCCGTATCTTCCAGTGTTAATTTGAGACCGAGACCTTTAAGTGTTGTTCCTTTGGGATATATCATATTTTTTAGTGTTTTGTGGTTGGTGTTTGGTGAGCATAGCAGGTTTAGATCGATAAGTCAAGGGTTATTCTATCGTATGTGCGCCCTACTGGGATATTGGTTTTATTTGATAATTATTTCCAATCCCAATCGTTGCGATATTTACGAACAACTTTTACGAGCTCGTCCCACTCCTCCCAATCGAGGGCGATTTTAGCACTGTTGTTTTGCTCGTCATTCCCGCATATGGTCAGGAAAGAGCCAGCGGCATCGTCCTCGGGTCCGACTTGGACGCTATTGAAGATTGGATTCCAGCCAGGGCTAGCTGACTTGATGCTTACTTTTATTGGTAGTGATTTCATAGTGTGTGCGCCCTATCGGGCTGTTGGTTGTTGTTTGTTAGAGCAGAAAGCTCGACCTCAGCTTCCTCCTCTGATTCAGCTTCAAGGATGATTGCGTAGCTTGTGCCGCAGTTTCCTTCGTCATCTTGCCAGTCGATGTATGATACTTTTAGTGTTTTGCTTAGTGGTTTCATAATGTGTGCGCCCTGTCGGGCTTTATTGTCCAGTATTTTAATTAATATAGTGTCTACTCAACTTCGCCCCGATTCAGGTTGTGGCGCTCCTCTAGCTGTGCATTGCGGGCAATTAGCTCTTCGCAGCGCAACTGGGAGGCTGCAAGATCTGCTTTGATTACTTCAATTAGCTTCTCTTGTGCCTCGCAGGCTCTTGCCATGCTGTTGAGACCGCGAGTGAGGAGTGTGTGTTCGGATGGTTTGAATAGTGCTTTCATAGTTTCTTTATTTTAGTTCTGTTGCGTATTGGATGAGAGAGTGTTTAACGTCGGCGGGCAAGTCTAACTGTCTGATTGCGTACCGAGCGGCTGATTCTGGCGTCCCTTGGTGAGAGCCGATGGTGTTGCGAATTAATACGCGTGCCATCTTTAGCTGTTCCGTGATGTCTTGCATGATATGTTGGTTGATTTTAGTTGAGTTGAATTAAGTTGAGCTGAAAGATGTCCCCGCCGCCCCGCGATTACTGAAGGTGTCGGTATGATTCGTAGCGAGCCTCGTCGATGCGCTGGTCTCGCTCTTCCTGTGCGTAGACGTCCTCAAAGAATCTTTCAGCTACGGCAACCTTGACGTGGCACTCGTCGTACAGAGCAAAGTCTGCGTCCGAGGTGCTGTCATCAAACTCTTCGTTGATAGCTTCAAGGTCTAGCACAAGACCCTCAAGGGTTGAGTCGTCAAACTCTGGCGCGTTGTAATCTTCAAGTTCTTCAGATATTTTAGTGAGTTGTTTTGTGTATTTCATGGTCTTATTTCTATGGTTTGTTTTTGTTTTGTCAAGGGTTTAGTTGATCTTATTCCACACGACATTTCCGAGGGTGACTAGGATGTGCTTGCAGGGTTCGGCGGGATTTCCGCGCCTCCACTGAGGATTGATTCTCATGGTGAAGTGCTTGCAGGTGCAGCTGCCCTTACGACCATTAGCCATAAGGTCAACTTCGTAAGTGCCACTGCCATCCCCCGTCACGAGATACTGGTATTCGTTTAGTTTTTGTATTTTCATTATCCTTGGAAGTCAATCATTGCACCTGTTTGGCGAATAAAGCCAAGCTTGCCTGCGTCGTAGCCAGTGCCACCGCGTTGCTTTGGTCGAACCCACCGAACCATCGGTCCAGTTTTGTCATCGTCTGACTTCTGGAACAGGAACGTAATTGAGTCTGCGTCCTGCTCCAGCGCACCAGACTCTCGGAGGTCTGACATTCTCGGCTCTCGGTTCTCCTTCTCTGATTCTCGGTTAATTTGAGCCAGTAGGATTACGGGAACTTTGAGAGACTTTGCAAGCAACTTGCACTCTCGGCTGATCTCTGCCACCTGCTGCTCTCGAGGGAGCTTGGGGTTGGCTCGGATAAGCTGGCAGTAGTCAATGATGATTGCTTTGACGTCATGCTTGCGCTTCCAGTTGCGGGCGATCGATAGAATTAGCGGTAGGTTGAAGGCATCGTCGCAAAGCTGTATCGGCCACTTCTTGACCGCGGCAATAGCTTTCTTGATGTCGTCATTCTGTGACTTAGATGCAACTCCGTCACGCGCCCGCTCCCAGTCAACTCCGCTCTCCATGCTTACCATTCTGCCCATGAGTTCTTCTGAACCCATCTCAAGCGAAAACATGCCGATTGGAAGACCCTTCTTTGCCGCCCTATGCACAATGTTCAGTGCCATTGCGGACTTTCCACAACCTGGACGTGCAGCAAAGACGCACAATTGACTCGGACCGAACCCGCCGCGATTAAGCGAAGAGTCATAGGCTTTGATGCCTGTCGGAACGTATGCGGTCTTGTCGAAGTCTCCAAAGAAGTCAGCGACAAACGAATCAATGGCTTCTGAGATTGGCTTTTGCTTTGCTCCAGTCTCGGAGAGCTTCTTGGTGGTTTGGTCGATTCCGATCATAATCTCGGAGGCTTCTTCGCCGTTGGCTGTCTTCTCTTGAACTTCGCGGGACATTCTGTTGAGCATACGAAGTTTGTATTGCTCCAGAACCTTAGTCGCGTAAGTGGAGAGGTGCAGGGATGTCTTGGCGTGATCCATAAGAGCCATGAAGTCTGCTGCGCTCTTGCCAGTGATCTGGATGTCGGTCAAAACGTCCTGTTCGTCAATCTGGCGACCACTGCGGTCAATCTTGTTAATGATCTCCCAGACGTCTTGGCAGATGTTGCTTGTGAAACATTCTGGGGTGACGCCCAGTTCCTCGGATTCGCTGAGCAGCTGCCCGCCTACGCCAGTAGATCCGCCTTGGATGATTGTTGCTAGTAATGTGGCTTCTGATGTGTTCATAGTTTTAGTCGACTGGATAGCCTTGTGATTTGAATTGTGCAACCTGCTTGAGTTCTTCAAGTGTGCGTTGCTTGCCCCGTTGAGTTTTCTGGTTTAATGTTCTGACGTCAATGCCAAAAAAAACAAACTCTCCGCCCTCTTCTTTTTCTTCTTTTTTATTCTTATCATTCTTGTTTATGGTTAATTGATGGTTAAGTGCTGGTTGTTTGATGGTTAAGTGCTGGTTAAGTCGCTGGTTATTTTCACTTCCCTCAGATTGGTAAGTGTCGTAGTTGCAGATACTTAGCATGGTAAATTTGCTGGTTGTTTTGATGGTTATATTTTCGGTCTTTTCCAGCTTGGCAAGTGAAGTCCTTACGACCTGCACTGTCATCCCCAGATCTCTAGAGAGGTGTCCTCTGCTCGTAATTAGCTGACCTCGCTCAATGACATTCCCCTGCCATTTAGCCTTTTTGTGGTTCGCCATAATGAGTAGATGCAAGAAAAGCCGCATGGTGTTGGCGTCTTGATACCACTCAAACTTAGTAAAGCCCCTGTGTAGTTTTATCCAGCCTTGTGTCATAATGTTTTTGGTTCGTGGTTTTGTGAATTATTGCGGAAACTATCAAAGATTGGTCGGAATTCTGTTATAATTGATCTCCAGACAATCCTCAGCGTCCCTCATTGCGCTATCGCACTCAGCAATAGCCCTTAGAAGCCGCTCACGGTCTTCCGAGTTTGAGTTAATGGTAAGTGTCGCGTTTCTTACTGCAACGCCGTATTCGTACTTTAAAATGCCACACTCGTCACTGATCGCTTGAACGGTCATGTCGTAATGACTTGATGACAGGAGTTTGGCGGATTCTGTTACTGCTTCGATTTCTTTGATGTTCATAATTTTATAGTTCTTCTGTTAGTGCCTCGGCTGTCTCCAGTTCGGCGCGGGTTAGTTTTCTTTGCGATTTGAAAATGTCCTTAATGCACTTAACTGCAAAAGGTTCCTGTGTCTCTCTGAGCAGGATTCTCTCTTGCTCTGATGGTGATAGTGTTCTCCACCAGAATCGGTTGTGCTCTTTTGGCATGCTCATACCCAGAAAGCCCCCCAGCGGCCTTTAAAGGGCAACTGAGGGGCAGTATAGGGGTTACTTAATAAGTAGGGTGGCTTAGAAAGGAGGCTCTTCCTCTGTTGCCTCGTCGGCTACTGTCTCACCAGCACCCTCAGCCTTAAATACCTTCCAAGCTGATAGGCTAGTGAAGTAACGCCCGTTATTCTCATTTGTGCGAATCTCGAAGGACACGTCCACGACAGAGCCAACTTTATTGTACTTCTGGAAGTTGGCAATCTTCTCACCGTCTGACTTCTCGAAGATCTCAAAGCCCCAGAGTTTATCTGAACCTTCGTATCCGTCTTGATTGGTCACTGCGAATGACATCTTGTTGTATTTACCGCCAGAGATCGACTCTGGTTGGTTGATTGCTGTGATCGTACCTGTTACTTTGTATCCTTCTGACATAGTTATTTTTCTCTATTCTTAGTTATTGTTGGTGATGCTCTTAGTTACTTAGTTAGTCCTGCTTTTTTCTTGTCTTTTGCTGCTGTTACTGTGTCAACCTGCTTTAGGTCGATTGGTAAACTGTTCCAGACCTTCACTAGGTCTTCAACCGTCTTCGCTGTTTCTAGCTTGGTCTCTGCGTCCTTTGCTGTCATGAGCGGGGCTTTAGGCTTTCGCTGCATTGCACCTTCGCCGTCATCATCCTCAGAGGGGATGCCAACAGCCGATTGTAGACCGTAACGCCTAGCGTAGGTGATAGCACTGCCCATGCCCTGCGGGTCGTTCTTCGCGCACTTCAGCATGAATTCATTTGCGATGAATTCGCCGCTTTCGTGCATGATGATTGTTTCAACTCCAGCAAGACCGTCTCCAGAGATCGGGAATTGCACGAAGCTCAATCCGTTATTGGCGAATGGCTCTTTTACGCAATTGATCACCTCCTCTAAGTTGGCGTAGTTGCTGCGAAAAAATGGGTTTTTTGCGGACTTCTTAGCTCCAGACATTTCTGCTTGAGCCTTGTTTAGTGCAGCGGCTAGGCTGGCGATAGTATCGGATTTATTCATGGTCTTTATTATATAGTATTGCGGTGAATGGGTCAAGCTTATTTGTCGTATTGGCACTTGCCAGTGAGTTTGCGTTCTAGATTGGCCATCGCTCGCCACGCCACCTGCTCCCAGTCTTCGTCGATAACGTGCCGCATCATGGCGTCAAGTTCGTCAGTAGACTTGCTCATGTCCCAGTGGAGGGGCTTGTCTGGGTGGTGCTGCTGATTGCCCTTGTAACTAAGGTGAGACACGGCAGCGACGGCGTGGGGGAAATACTTGATGAAGCCAGAATACACTGGGTGTGTCTTGCGCTCGGCTGCATCTGTTGGCAGTGCCCGCCCCGCGCTTTCCTCCTCGGTGAAGCAGTAGAGACCCATGCAAAGATCCTTGTGGATGCCCCGCCAGAAGTCATGACCTTCGGGGGTTTCGTCCCACTTGAACGCATCGCGCAGAGCCTCGGCTATTGAGTCAGCTTTTTCGGTCATCCCGAAAGGACTCATATTTGTAAGGGCTGCGTCCCTGTGTGCTGGTTTCAGTTTGTAGAGTTGGTTTCTTATTGTATCCATAGTTATGTTATTTAGTTGAGTTTTGCTTGCTTGCAAGCTTTTTATCGATGTTTCGCTGTTTTGTCTGCCTTGCTGTCCGTTTCTTGTGACATGTGTAGCAGACCACCTCCATCTTGCCGTAGATAAGCTCGTGGAAATGCTCCCCGAGCGTCTGGCGGATGTCTGCCAATGGCGTGATGCCGTCAACATGGTCAATTTCAAAGACGGATCGAGCCTTTTTGCTGATCCCCCCGCTTGCTAGCGGTCGCCGCTCCTTCTCACTGCATCCCATTACGCGCTTACAGTCGCAGCAATCGACAACAAACCAATTGCGGCCTGTCTTTGGATTCTCTGACTGATAGCGAACGGACGCAATAAACGTCTTGCGGCTTGTGCGCCTCCAGCAAGGGCGCAGCGCTGACTTCAAAAGTGTGCGCATTGCACCCTCCGTGATGCCTGTAATTGGATCTATTTTTCCTCTTGTCATGCTTGTATTAGGGTTAATACGCTCCCGCGCTTGTCGATGATTACGCCCGCCTTCTTGTCATACTTGCCGATAAGCTTAATTGCGTCGTCTCTTGTGTTGGCATACTTAACTACCTTGCCGACATAGTCCGAGCGCATGCGGGAATGGGTGAATGTTATAACGTGAGCTGGCATTATGCTGTTACGAGGTTAGCCCGCAGGCGCTGAACTCTGGATTGGTGAGTGCTGGTAGCCACGCCCATTGCTTCGCATGCCTCCTTTAGTGTCATGCCTTGTCCTCTTAGCTCGTTGACATCTGCCACCGAATCGGCGACATCTGCCAGCGGTGAGGTTGGCTCTGGATGTTTGAGCATGTCACCGAAAACGCCGCTTTGAATGTCGGCTTTGATCCTGGCGGCCATGCGGTCAAATGCAGAGATTTCTTCAATCTCGGCTTTTTTGGATGATAGATAGGCGATTGCTGATTGTATTTCGTTCATTGTATTTTTTTGGTTTAGGTTTATTTTAGTGCGTTGCCGTTTTCTAGCAACTGTAATGTCATTCCGTCTTTGGAGGCTGTCTTGCCTTCAACGTGCCAGCCGTCAATCTCTGACAGTTGGTAAGCCGCCTGCAATTGCATTTGGCTCAGTGTCGGGTGTAGTGATTTGAATGCTTCTTTGGTTTTCATTGTTTGCTCTGGTTTGCCTTGTGCGGCGTTTTGGTTGGTTGGTGGGGCATTGCTATGCCTTTGCACCTTGAAAGCCCTCAGCGACCGCTAAAGGCAACTGAGGGCTGTTTGGGTGGGGTGTCAACGGTTGGCTTTGTTAGGGTAGGATCTTATCGACGATGAACAGCAAAATTGCCGCGCATGCTGCTATCTTTAGACCGACCGACAGGTTACTTGCAATTGCCAGCTCTTGGCGTGTCGGTTCTTCGTCTTGCCAGTCGATCGGCATGTGTAGCACCTCATAAGATGCGCTTTCGGCGTCTCTGACAGTCAAGCTGGGGTTAGCTGCCAGCATTGCCCTCGCTTCCTCGATGTTTAGGGCGTTGTCGTTGACCCTTTCAAGACCGAACGGTGTATTTTTATAAGCGTGTAGTTTAGTTGGTTTCATAATTATCTGACTTGGTTGATTGTTTTTAGACCGCCACGCGGATTAGTGAGAAGACGGCTATAACTCCAAGTACTGGATGGATTGCGAAAGCGCCAACAATAAGGGCGATGGTTATTGATAGTGATATTAGGTTTAGCATGTTATTTTTGGTTATTTGGTTAGGTTTTTGTCGATTTCTGGTAAACTTCTGAGCCAAGCCCCGCCACCGCCATCGGTTAGCCAGACGGCGAGGCGTGTTTCTAGCTCTGCTAAGGCTTCTGGATCGCCTTGCGGGTCGTGGTTGATTTCTTCGCCAAGGTAATGCTTAAGCTCATCCTTTACGGTGCGAAGGATGGCAAGCTGGCTTTTATTGTACTTAAGTAAGCTCATGATTTGTAGAGTTTAAAGAGGAAGAAAGCGCCCGCTAAGCAGTGCGCAAGAATTAGTAGGTGGATTATGATCATTTGTATTGGTTTGGGTTGGATTTAAATGCCCCTTAAAGGGCTTTGGGTTAATGGCGCGGGTGTTCCGTCACCTTACACCCCAAAACCCCGCATCGGTTAAATGCGGGGCAGATTGGTTTAAAACTCTGAAACGATGATACCACCGTCAAACTCGATCAGTTGAGCATAGTCTAAGATGTATTCGCGGATGTTTTCCTCGTGATCATCATCGTTTTTGCTGAAATAGCCGTCTATTAGTTGATCGTCGGTAAAGTAGCACCGCGCCCACTCTTGCAGGCTTTCATGCTCCGAGTAATCGCATCGGATGGCAACGCGGTCGAACTCGATTTCCGCGCCACAATTGTCTTCGATTTGTTCAAGGTATTCTACAAGGGCGAAAGCCCCAGCCATTGACCACGCGGCGTTTTCGTCTGCCATTAATAAGGATGCTGCTTCTGATGTTGTAAGTGTATGTTTCATAATATTGTGTTGGTTGGTGTTGGTTGGTTAGCTGTATTTTTTAATAAGCTCTTTGAGTTTATTAATATCTTTTTCTAGTTTGTTTAGTTCTTTAAGGGCTTTGCGAGTTGTTTTAGTTTTGGTTGATGTGAAATCGTCGAATAATATTTGGTGGATGCCTTCGTTTATTTTAAGTTTAAAAGTGTAGTTCTCTTTGAATTTGTTTTTGGTTTCTTTGTCCATGTTCTATGTTGGTTGATTGTAAGCGGATTGCTTATACCCAGAAAGCCCCTCAACGTGTTAGGCTGAGAGGCTGTGGTGTTGGTTATTTGGGGCGCTCGAGGAAGCCTTTTTTGAAGTCGGCCGACACTTGAGCTAGATGGCTTTTAAAGCTCGACACTGTCGCGACCCTTTCGCCGATCCTTAAGCGGGTCTTTCCTGTTTTTCTGTCATGCACTACCGAAACGCAAGACCTTGAGTGAAGGCTGCCGTGTTTGTATTGGGATCTGGCGAACACGCTTGTCACGCTTTCGCCGTTAGACTCAGTGCAAATGCTGTAGGTCAGCCGTATTGTGTCGATCAAGTCGAGTGCCTTAGATGTTTTCATGGTGTTGGTTGGTTGGTGTTGGTTGATTGTAAGCGGATTGCTTATACCCAGAAAGCCCCTCAGCGTGTTAGGCTGAGAGGCTGTTGCTGCACTATGGGTTGATGTAAGGGTGGTTGGCTAGTGGGATCAACTTGATGCCATCGCTGTATGACTCATGTCTGTCTAGCACCTCAACCGTGTATTCTCTGCCCTCTACAATGACGTGGTCGCCGCTGTTGATGAGTGTGGCATCCCTGTATGCTTCGGACGCCCTGCGGCGGTCATCTGCTTTACCCTCATAGTCAGCGGTCAGACAAGCACCGCTTGCGTTGACCCAAGCCAATGGGTGGCGGAATCCTATTGAACGCTCCAGAGCCTCCTCTGAAGTCTCCCATTTAGATTTATACCCTTCGACTGATCCGACTTTAAAAACTGTCTCGTGGCGGTCGCTTGAAGTTTTTACTTGGTCGCCGTGATTTAGTGTAATGCTCATAGTTTGTATATATATGTGTGTTAATTGTAAGCAGGTTGCTTATACCCAGAAAGCCCCTCAGCGTGTTAGGCTGAGAGGCTGCTATGTTATTTATTAATGATCATTGAGTGAAGACCCTTGCGGCGACTCCACTGGTTTCTGACGAGCAACTTGATGTAATTGGTTGCTTCTTCGAGGGTAGCTCCACCCTCCGAGATCATGCAGTCTCGAACGTCATCCCTGTTGCCTTTATGCCTCCAAGGTGTCGGCTGCATCTGATCAGCGTCAAAGTATTCCTCAAAGCTGAACTGATAAGTGGTCTGTAGGCGACCTTGCCACTCGCCGTGTTTGAAGATCATAGAGCCAAATGGGAGGTCAACTGTTGTCGTGCTTTTTGCGTTATTCATAATTTGGTGTTGGTTGGTGTTGGTTGGTTGGTGTTGGTTAGTCATCTGCATTCAACGGGCTGTGAACCGTCTCAGTATGAGGCTGCATTACTAACTGTTGTCCCGTCCCCACGTCATCAAGCGAGCGAATCGCTAGCACTCTCTCCCGAGCGCCGCACCGCGAGTATCTCCCGCGGGCTGGTGGTTGTTGGACTGTCAAAGAACGTTGCTACATCCACCAACATGACTACGTGAAATGGCATTGCAAGTCCTAAAATGAAAATAAAGGGCGAAAAGTGAAGAAATTTTAGGAAGCCGCTTAAACAGTGGGCTAGAAGCCGAAAGTTTTTTAAGAATCAACTCACCACACATAGAATACACGCCCCACAGAAGGCCGTGAGGCCGTCAAGGTGGCATCCATCCGCCGTATATAGTCCAACATGCCAGACCACCTGCTGCCGCATATATAAGGCAAACCAGACCCGACCCCAAACCAGTCGACCAACCCAGCCCGATCAACTCAATCAGCCCGATCAACTCAATCAGCCGACCCAAATCACCCAAAACCATCAAAAGGTAGATTTCAAACTAACGATTTTCACGCCGATCGCCCAGAAAGCCTCCCAGCAACATTTTAGACTCAAACCGCCATTTCGACCCCTCAACCCCGTCAGAGGGCTTAAAACCGAAAAACGCTTTGAAATCATCGCGAGGGTCAACATACCTGTAGGAACATCAAAGCCCGCACAGAGCCACACAGCGCGTTTGTTCACTACATTACACATGTAAAGCAAGAAACTAGTGAACACGTGAACTTGCTCGGCAGCTTGCTGACGTAAGCAACACCCAGCAAAGCGGGTCTGTCGAAGGTGAGCAGGTGAGGGTGGATGAATGATTGATTGATTGTTCAGAAGGGTGCTGGGAAGGTGCTAGGAATGTATCCCACACGCCCCAAAAACAAACATCCCCACGTGTCTCGACATCAAGGTAAATGTCTCGATGCCAAGGTAAATATCTCGACGTGAAGTATCTCGACGTCAAGGTATATCAAGGGGGGTGGAGGGGGTCGAGGGAGGGGGGAATCTCGGTGGATTGCTATACATATACCACCCTACAAAAAATACATTTCAGATATCCGACCTGCGAGCGTTATTCCGCTATACCTTATGGTGGGCAAAATCCAACTGTGGGTACATTATTTAGCTATACCTTATGGTATGGAAAATCCAGTTGTGGGTATGCACGAAAAAGCCCCAGTGGAGTGCTGAGGCTTTTGGTGGTTAGATGTGCGGGTATGGCTGTTTGCTGTCCTGCTCGTATATGTCGTATATCTGGTCATCAAAGACCACTTCTACTCCATTTATAAGATCGTCATATTCTGTGTCAATCTCGATGATCTCTGCTTGTCGTTCCTTGTGCCATTGCAATCGTTTGTGCCACGGACGTAAGTGCTTAGCCCATTCTACCTTCTTTGTTAGTATTCCTTTTTTCATGGTGTATCTAAGGATTAGTTTATATCCTTTTGTAGTATTGTGACTACGACTATTGCGAATGGTTTACACGTGCCTTTGCGATCTCGTAGTAGTCTGGGTCTAGCTCGCAGCCTACGAAGCTGAATCCTTCGCGTACAGCGGCTTTACCTGTGGAACCTGACCCCATGTAAGGGTCTAGGACAACGCCACCTGTGGGGGTGATGAGGCGGCATAGATAGGACATTAGAGCTGTTGGCTTGACTGTGGGATGATTGTTGCCCTCATCGCGATCCTTCTTGCTTGCCTTGGCGCAGTAGAAGAAGCGTGCTGCGGACTCATTAGGCTTACTCTCAGGAAACAGCTCCAGCACCTCCTCCGAGCCGTCATGGATTAGGTTGGCTGGGAAGCGGCCTTTGTCTAACTTTGATACGGTTCCACCGTTAAGACCGTCGCCATATTTGCCAAGGGAATCTCTACACTCGTCGGTGTTTACCTTCTTAGTTGCTCCGCTAGTCCCCACCCGACACCCATCAATGTTAATCCCACCAGTCCCCCACTTCAGCACGTTGGCTGCAACGGTCTTCTCTGATAGTGGCTTGCGGCATAGGGTGAAGAACTCGCTGCTTGGCTTGAGTGCTGTTCCCCAGCCTTCATGAGGTGAGTTGCCCTTGGTTTCATCGGCGGCTTTTTCATTCGGGTTGGTACCAACAACCCCAGGAACTTTAGAATTGAAGGCTTTTCCATGGCTTAGACTTTTACCCACAACCCTCCTCTCATTCCCCTGCAACTTGTCAACTGCCTTACCAATGTTCAGGCTCTTCGGAAAGCCTGAGCCGTAAATCCATGACACCACATCACGAATCTCAAAGCCAGCATCCTCGATATTCACAACCATTCGGTGCTGTGTCCGTGTGCCACAAGCAATCAGCGCATGACCTCCAGGCTTCAGCACTCGCATAGCTTCCTTCCAGACCTCTACGCTTGGCACGTCATAGTCCCACTTCTTAGCCATAAAGCTAATGCCGTAGGGAGGGTCGCTCACGATGGAGTCAACCGAGTTATCTTCTAGTGTTTTCATCTGCTCTAGGCAGTCGCCGTGTAGTAGGTTAATCATAATTTTATTTAAGAATAGAGTGAGTCCTCAACATGCATGATAATCTCATAACTGTCAAGGCTAGACTTCTCTATCTTGGGCTCTATGCCGATGTACGGGGACGGCGATATGGTATGTACAAGCCTCCCTGAGCCTAGTTTGACACGATCTAGGTAGCCGAACCCCTCAAGCTCCTTCATGGCTGCCCTGATGGCATCAACAGAGTCTCGCATCTCCATTGATATACGCTTGCAGGAGAAGTCCCAGTTCGCGGGCTTAGTCTTCATGTAGCCAAACAGACCCTTAGCCTTCATTGAGATTGCGGAGTCATGCCAGATAGACTCGTCTGTACTGTCGTCGTCCAGCATCCACGCTGGGTTGTATAGCCACTTGCCTTTTAGTATATCCATATCTAAATTCTACCACGAAAGTCAAGATATGTCAACACCTTGACACGTAGTATATAATAAGAGTTCAAACCAAGACTCTTCCACAAGTTTTTGATTTAAGATTAGCTGTTCGGATTTCGATTCGTGCAGTTTTTTTTGGTCACTTGACACGTGGTATACCATTCAGGAATGAGTACAAAAGGAAGTGAACCAAGGACATTAAACCGAGATGCGGCTAAGTATCGCCGCAATTTCGACGACATTAAGAAGGACACGCGCAAGGCATCTGACAAGTACGACGTGGACAAAAGCGATCTTCCTACGGGGGTAAGGTCGCGCACCATATATGGAGGTAAGAAATAATGGAAGAAACCGACGAAGTGCTTGAAAAGATCAATGCAATCATGGCGGAACACTCCATGAACTACGCATTTGCCATTATTGACGAAGAAGGAGACCTGCGCTACGATTACAGCAATTGGCGTATTGGTCGTATGCTATTCTCGGACAGTCTGGTAGATATGACGCAAGAGTCCATCATGAGCGACATTATATGGGACGACCTTGAGGAAGACGACGATGAGTGATGAACTAAAGGTAGATACCAAGAACTACATCGCCAAGAAGCTTGTGGACGCTCAGGAGGCTCACAAGCATGGTCAGGCATGGTGTAACCGCGACCCGAAGAAGTGGGCGCTAGTGGCTAACCACATCATCCAGAAGCCAGATGAGGTAAGCACGTTCATGCGCAAGAATAAGATCACCCGAAACTTCTACTACGACGTGCAGACGGAGCTTATGGCAGATCCAGAGTCATCGGAGATCCGCAATGCGTGGGCGTCTGAGATCTCATCGGTGATGTTTCAAGGGCTAGATACATATCGCCAGTCGCAGGATCAGTATTCTAGTCGCGTTGAGAACGGTGAGATCGAAATTGATGGCAATGAGCTGTTCAAGCAGGGAAAGAGCTTGCAGGCATTCAACGACATTCACAGTAAATTGACGGGCAACAATATCCAGCGCGTGGTTGTGGAGCATAAGACCACATTAGACGAAGCTGAGGAGTATGCCCGTAAGATGCTTGAGGGTATCCAGGAAGCAGAGATTGTAGATTAGCTATGAAGTTCACATCGCACCCAGTCCTAAAGCCGCCGACTCCAGAGGAGATTAAGCGCCTTTGTTTTAACGAAGACGGTTCCTCCAAGCCAGAGGGACTCAAGGCACTTGTCGAGATGCACCGCATGCACGAAGATGCAGTGGCTAACTCCGACGAAGATCCGCTAAACTTCGGTGTATCGCTCAAGGGCTGGGTATATGCGGACAAGATGCTTGAGGAATACGACACTCTGATGATCTTCGGGGGCAATCGTAGTTCAAAGACTGAGTATGGTGCTAGGACGGTCGTGAAGGCTGCGCTAGAAAACCCTAAGTCCATCATCGTATGCTTCGCGCAGGACGCTGACGCGTCTATCAGAACGCAGCAATCAGCCGTCTACCGCTATCTGCCGCCAGAGTTCAAGCAAAAGACCAAGGGTGTGCTGGAATACCTCAACTATACGGTCAAGAACGGCTTTACAGGGCAATCATTCATCCTACCGAACGGTTCTCAGGTGCTATTCCACACATATAGCCAGTTCATCGCGAATCGTAGTAAGTTTGAGGGTCTTGAGCTAGGCTCTAAGACTCCAGAGTGGCATAACATCGGTCTATGGCCAGACGAGTACCTTGAGGACGGTGATTTGATCCGTACCATGCGATTCCGACTAGCCACACGGGACGCTAAGATGATGTTGACCTTCACGCCCATTGACGGCTACACTCCGTTCGTCGCTGAGTTCCTCAAGGGCGCTGAGACACGCAAAACACGCAAAGCACCGCTGCTAGACGGCGAGGAAGTGCCAGTGACGCAGTATAGCCCCGAAAAGGACGCTGGTATCGTGTATTTCCACTCGGAATTCAATCCGTTCGGCGGATATGACCGTATTGCCAAGGAATTGAGGCACAGTACGCGAGATGAGATCCTCACACGTGCCTATGGTGTCCCCGTCAAGTCAATGACGTCGCTATTCCCGCTATTTAGCCAAAGCGTACACGTCCTAGAGCATGAAGACTTCCCAGACCTGTCAGACAAGCAGAAGTTTACCTGCTACCAAGTGGTTGACCCCGCTGGTGCGCGTAATTACACTAGTTTGTGGGCTGGGGTGACGGGCGTAGGCTCAGATACGGCAGTTTACATACGCAGAGAGTGGCCTGACCGTAAAACCTACGGACCGTGGGCTGAGTTCGGCGATCCGCACTGGAAATTTGGACCAGCATCAAAGAAACTGGGCTATGATGTCGTGGGATACTGCAAATTGTTCTCAGACATCGAAGAGGAGCTGGGAATCGACCCATTTGAGCGTATCGGTGACTCCCGCTTCTTCGCTAACGAGAATGCCGACAATACAGACCTATTTGACCAGTTTTCTGCACACGATTTTCATTATGTGCCGTCCATGGGGTCACAGGAGGAGCAAGGACTGACTGCTATCGACGATTGGTTCTACTACAACGTAAATCTACCTATCGATGCAGTAAATCGCCCGCGAGTCTACATACACGAGGACTGCGGCAACTTAATCTACGCCATTATCAATTATGGCGCACAAAAGAAGAAAGATGAGGCTCTAAAGGACTTCATTGACTGCCTTCGCTATTTGCGAACAGCAAACTACGGTCAAGGACCAGAACACTACGCGGGTGGCAAGCTAAAATGCTTAGTCAGGTCGGGAGGATATTAATTATGACAGAATCAGAACACGAAACATGCAAGTCCCTAGCGGAACAGCTAGGTAAACCATACACAGCTATGTCAATTGGCAAACTACGTGCCGCGACATGCTCAGAAGAAGACCTAGACGGAAAATACATCCTTCCGTCAGGTGTACTGAAGATTACGGCGCAAATCAAGGGTGAAATCGACGTTATTGAGGCAGCAGCCCCAGCGGTCGTCACTGTGCGCGTACTTCACCAGCAAACTAACAATCCTCGATTCCTGTTCGCGGAAGATCCCGACACTCGCAAGAAAGTCTGCGTGTCAGTGCCTGCGCGTCACAAAGACATCATCAATCAAGTCGGGAAGCGCCTAAAGGTCAACAAAGTAGATCAAAATGGAACAGCATACTACCGATACCCAGCCAAGTAGGTTCTTCGTTGCTAATAATGCGGACGTCTGGGCGACGATCGACATGATTCGCAATAGCCGAAGTGGCGAAGTCATGCCCATCACAGCAGAGGACTGGGCTGATGACCTGGGATACGACGACAAGCGGCTTGTGCGCATCGCTAGTTTAGTGCGATCTCGAAGGCTACTTGACAACGATGTTAGTGTAAAAGATCAAGACAAGTAATGGAAAATAAACCCATAGGACTTACTGTGATAAACTTAACGCAATGGCTATAAATAGAAATCAAGATAAAGACGAATCGGATGTATATTTCGATGAGTTCGACTACGACCAGTTCAAGGAAACCTTTGACGAGGACGTTGATAGTCTGTCTGATTTCATCAAGCGGTGTAATGACTCCGCCGACATCCGCCACTGCCAATGGTCGGGCAAGACAGCCGACCTAAAGAAGTCTGGTGAGACAGCCTTCCCGTTCGAGAACTCATCCGACACTGAGGTACACCTAGCTGAGTTCCATATCTCGTCTCAGATTGCCATCAATGAGAATGCGCTGCGTAAGTCTTCCATTCGAGCCTACCCGCGCAACATTCAGGACGTAGCACGCTCCGCAGAGGTCACAGCATTCATGAAGTGGCTTCGTGACGCTGGTATTAAGGATTTCTGGCAGCAAATGGAGAAGTCTGACAATTACGCACAGGAGAAGTCTCTGCGTGTTGCATACTGCGACTACAAGTCACCCACTAAGCGATCCTACGAGAAGGTATTCGACCTAGAGGAGATCCAGAAGAGCTTCCCAGAGCAAGCGGAAGACTACATCGAGATCCTAGCCGACGAAGACCGCGTAGAGGAAGCACTGGAAGTATTTAACTCAATCCCAGGTTGGGAGATCAATGAGAAGCGCACCAAGAAGGCACTCCGCGAACTACGTAAGACAGGCTCGGCTAAGTTCCCAGTGACCATCGAGGACCAAGGTGAGCCAGTGGTTCAGGTCCTAGCACCAGATGAAGAGTTCTTTGCTCCGTCATACACAACAAATTTCTGCGACGCAACTCGCTGCCACATACGCAAGCCAATGACACCCCAAGAGATTCTCAGCCGCGTAAGCTCTGAGGAATGGGATAAAGAATGGGCAGACTGGGCAGTAGAGAATGAGCGTGGCACACTTAACGCTTTCCGTACAAGCAGCTCGACCCATAACTCTCGACAGCCATCTTCTATCGACGAAGACCGCGACCTAATCGATGTTGTCTTTACGTTTGAGCGTTTAATTGACCGAGATGATCTAGCAGAGGGCGTTTACCTCACAGTCTGGAGTCCCGAGTTTGGCGATAGCGATGGTCAAGTGCCTCCATTCGCCAAGCGCACACTGCTCAGTGGCATACGCCAATTACCTTTCATCGTGCAGTCCCGCAGCTACGACGCACGAACACTATACAGCGCCCCGACAGTTCCTGAGCTGCTGAAGGCAAGCCAGAAGAACCAGAAGGTTCTCCGAGACGCAAACATGGACAACTCAGCTTACGAAGTGAGTCCTTCCCTGCTTGCGCCGCCAACGTGGGATCACGGTCGTCCAGGACCTGGTGGCGTATATGCCACTCGCACTGGTCAAGCACCGTCATATCTGCAACGTAACACGAACTTCGGCGCTGTGTTTAATTTAGAGAAGGAGATCGTGTCTGAGGCAGATCGCCTAGTAGGTCACGACCCACAAGACCCTACGTCGATCGAGATGCAGCGTGCTAGTATCAATCGTCACCTTACCTTCGCTCAGGACGTCCTAAAGCTGGTCTACGAAATGTACAAGCTCAAAGGACCAGAGGAGCTATTCTTCCGCGTTACTGGTCGTCCAGAGCCAATTCAGTTCGTTAAGAACTCCGAGGAGACTGAGATGGATGTGTCTGTGAGCTTCAACACCATGTATGACGATCCAGAGAAGATGGAGAAGATGTCACGCACAATCATCCAAGCCGCACAGCTAGATACATCTGGTCGTGTGAACAATGAGGCTGTTGTTGACTTCCTCCTTTCTATGGCTGATCCTATGGCTGCGGAAACTATCTTGTTACCTGCTGAAGTTGGCACTGACAAGATCAAGAACGAAACACTATCCGACATTGCTCAAATGTCTGCTGGTATTGCCCGCGCACCTGCTCCTAATGCTGCTGAACTACGTATGCAAGTTGTCGGTGAGTATGAAGGCGAACAACAGCAGATCCAGCAATCTGGTCAAGTCGAGTCTATTCTATTTACAAACCCTCAGTTCATGTTCCTCCTTGGAGAATACAAGAAGCAGCTTGAGATGGCAATTGCACAGAAGAAGAACGGCACTGAGTTCGGCATCTACGGAACCGAAGCAGCTAGTGTCGGCAACATGGAAACCCAGAACCTAGAGGGAGGCTTATAACGTGAACTTTACTGAATTTAAGAAGCACCTTAACGATAATCCTGAGATTGGTCGATGCCTCTATGAGTACCTAGAGGATCGTCGCGATCAAATGCTATCACAGCCTTGGTATTCACCCGATAAGTATCTCGGGAACAAATGCCAGACGATAGCACAGTTCCTAACAGCCGATCTAATGGAGGAATTTAATTTCAAGAAACACTCCCGCAGAGACGATCGATAGGACTACGCGTGCTATAATTTCACTAACAGCCTCCGCCTTGGCTGATTAACCCAATAGGTAGATATGACAGATACACTAGAAGCGGACATCCCTGATTCCGAAGAAGCAATTCAGGAGACTAGAACACCCGAACAGCGACGCCAAGACCTCTTACAAGAGCGCATTGACAAAGCAACGGGTGTAGAAGACGAACCAGAGCCAGAAGCTCCCGAAACCGAAGACGAAGAGGGCGACGAAGAAGAAGTCGAAGTCCCCGAGGTCGATGAGGATGAAGAAGAAGAAAGCGAAGATGAGTCGGAAGACGTTCCTTCAGATGATGGAGGATTTGACATTGAGGATCTTGATGAAGACGAGCTGGAAGCACTTACACAGCAAGT